GATATCTTTCCCACCATTCTTCTCTTACTTGGCGAATAACATCATCTTCAGCATGTTGTAATTGTGTATCAAAATCTGCAATACCATATTCAGCAATATCTGGTTGATATTCTTGCACATGAGATAATGCTACTGAAAATTCTGTTGTTGCCATTAATCTTCTTTTTTCTTTCTAGTTCTTTTTGGTTTTTCTATCGGCTTATCTTCTACTAATTCAAAACCTCTTAATTTCCAATGTATTAAATTTTTTTCATAATCAAATTTTGTTCTTGTGATTATCTTTCCATCTTTTTTTAATTTTACTAATTGCATAATAGTTTCCTTAATAGTAGGTGGGGAGTATATCCCCACCCATAGTCTATACTACTGAATAGATGAATCAAAGTGTAATTCTACACCATAAGAATCATGTAGTTCGCCTACGCCATAAACTGCAGTTGCAACAATTTCGTCTGCTCTTAGAGAAGCATCTCTTTGAGTTTCAATTTTGATGTCCTGCATCATAGCTAGACCAAGTGCGTCTTTGTGGAAAATACCACCTTTATAGTCACCTGCGTTGCCTGAATTAGCCATATTTGAAGTTTCAAATACTTGAATACCTGCAATAGAACCTACATAGCCACTTCTTAATGCTTCATTAACTAGGTCATTTGCATTAGCGTTAGCAAATGTATTAGTTAGATTAGCTTTTAAGTCATAAGCAATCTTAGGGTGTAATACTGCATAACATTCTTCGACAGGTAAACCTGCTGATCTTAATGTTGATGCTGAATTAAAAATTGACGCTGCTGTTATCGCACCTGTTCCGTCACCTAAAGTGACTGAGAAACCATCAAATAATGCGATTAGGTCTTCGTCCATTTTCTTTGCAATACCTTCACCAAATAATCTACCAATATCTGCAGCAACATTTCTTGATGCTGAGTTTCTTGCTAGATCAGTAAGTGTAGTCATTACACCTACTTCTGATGCAGTAATCGTCACTGATGTTGGATTGACTGCAGTATTACTTAGGTCAGTTGCTTCAGCTACTGCTGATGCACTTATTGCTGAGTAGATCGGAACTTCCACAGATTTACCGCCACCTGCGATTGTGTAGTTCTTTACTAAGTTCTTCATTATAGATTTCTCTTGAATTACGAACTCAGCCTCAGCAACGATCTCTGTATATAGTTCACTTAACGTTGAACTTGTACTTTCGTTTGCCATGTTTTAACTCCTTTAAAGTTACTTGTTTATTTTTAAATGAGTGACCGAATCTCTTTTTCTGCGGTAATCCGCATACATTTTACGATCTTCTGGTTTACTCATATCTAAGTCCGAAATATTTAAAGTCTTATTCGTATCTGACTTGCCCACATTACTAACACTTCCACTCCCACTTGGAGTTGCGCTTTGAAAGTGTGAGTTCTGCGTAAGAAATTCCTGCACTGCTTCTTCAACAGTAAGAGGATCACCTTGCTTGTTATAGCGTGGTGTTCCATCTTTATCAAGAACTTCAACCTTACCCTCAGCATTTAAATGCACTGTATCTTTCATCAGTTGTTTAATCTGATCTGGATTAATAGCATTATTTTTTGATGCCGCAGTTATAAGCTGTTTATCTATTCTTTCGTTTTTTAATTCCTGTTCTAACTTAGTGACTCTTTCATTAAACTCTTGCGTTTTCTTTTTCATCACTTCATCAAACTTACCTTTTTCAAGTTGTTTTTGTTCTTCTAGTTTTTTTCGTTCATCAATAACAGAACGAGCTTGTTGCAAATCTTCCACACCAAGTTCTTCTACGATCTGTCTTTCTCTACGCTTGAGTCTTTCACCAACAACTTTGTCAATATCAATTTGTGAGCCTTTATTATTTACATAAGTTTCTTTTGGTTGTTCCTGTTTTGTTTCTACATTTTCAACATTCTCTGTTGTTGTTTGTTCCACCTGTTCCGTGTTTTGCTCGTCAGCCATGAGTATTACTCCTTTAAAGTTAGTATTATTTTAAGATGTATGAGATATTTTATTCTTCGTCAAGTATAGTTTCCCACTCAGGATCATAAACAATAAAGCTATGACGACATCTATAACCGCCTCTATCAACAAAAGGATCACTTCCAGACTTACCTTTCCACCTTGAATTACTCCATAAATTCCTAGCTTCTTCTTCTGTAAATACTCTACCCATTTGTCTTGCACAAAAATCTCTAGTGGTATCTATCCTTGTACCAGAATATTTAAACTGCTTGATTCCTGCTTGATCTGCCTTGTATTTAACGAATTGACCATCAAACTGCATAATACTGTCATGTGCTATTTGACCAGAATATTTACGCATATTTTCACCTAAGATATCAGCACCATATTTACTAGCCAATGTTGATTTAGCTGAATTAACTCTATCTAAAATAGCTTTATTTGTCGTATACCTGTTCTTTTCAATATAGTCGACTAATCTATTAATAGCGTTTTCATTAGAGCGTTGATAAACACCATTTATCTTACCTGCTATATTTTTAACCATATCGTTAAATGATCTGCCAATTAATGCTGATTGATAGACTTCATTTGATATTGTATCTAAAAAAGCATTAGCGATATCTTGGAATCCACTAAATGCTTGAAATTTTAATTGGTTAATAACTTCTAAATCTATTTTTTGTAATAACTTAAATCTACTTGCTATCGGTAATCTTTTAATAACCTTTTGATATTCTTTAACAATTTCATCATATTCATTAATGATCGCATCAGCTTCTTTGAGGTAAATTCCTTGAATTAAAGTTTTTATATTTGTTCTATAAGCTATAGCAAATTGTGTATTAAAAGTGCTACCGCCTTTAGTTTTAGAGGTCAAATCTGACCTTATTCTATCTTCTAGTGTTTTTAATACACCGATAATACGTTCTTCATGTGTATCTATTAATCTGTTGATCGTTGCTTGTTTCGACATACATTAAACTTTAAAACCTTTTTTCCATGCCTGTATACTCCAATACGCAGGGGATAAGTTTTTTTGACCTTTAACTTTATTAAGAACAGCACCCATTCTAGCATCAAATGATCTTTTTCTAGCTGGGATATTTTTCTTTATGGACATTGTTTTTGATCCAAAATTAACCTTCTTTATATTACCAGAAGATTTATCTTTAACAAAAACTTTAAACTTCTTAACATCCCCACGCATTGGTTTATTAAGTTTTACAGTTCTACCTCTGTATTTAGCCATTATTTCTTTTTCTTTTTTTTCATAGAAGACTTCTTTGGCGGTCTGCCTTTTTTACTTCCATAAGTACCTTTTCCTTGGGGCATTGATTTTTCCTTTCTTCGTAATGTTTAAAACACAATAGTTCTAACATACCATATCTATAATTAAAACCAATACAGGCAAATTTACCACAAAAACATTTTTTATTTTGGTGTTGTTCTAAAGTCCAATTATAGAACTCTTGTTTACTTACTTTTACGCTTGACTGCACGTTTAACAATATCCTTATCAAATGTAGATGATCTACCTCTGCTGATTAGTTTATTTACTCGTGCCATTGACCATTGTGCCATTCCAATTCTTGGTCTAGATCCACTAGAAAGAAACGCACCTTGACCTCTACGATAAGAGGATTTTAAATCACCAAAGGTGAATAATTTAGATTTCTTAGCTTTAGCTTTTAGATTTGCAACTGTAGAAGCTGATAATGGTTTACGTTTGACTGCCATTATATTTTAGTCCTTTGCTTTAATAATTTTAATGGAATACGCTTACCTGCTTTATATAACTTAGATATTCTTTCTAACAATGATGATCTTTTTTTTCTTTTAGCACCTTTTAAACCAGATAAATACTTTTTAGGTAGTTTACTTTTTTTATCTTTAGATACTGTTTTACTCTTCGGCAACTTCTTCACCTTCTATTTGTGGGGTATCAAACTGTCCGATAGCAACTGCACTACTTTCAATTTCGTTGTCAATAGTTTTAATTTGTTCATCATCATCAACAACTGCTCTTGCAATTTGTTTATCAATTTCTTTAAGGAATGTATTTGATTTAACACCACTTGCTTTTGCTTTTTGTAAATATTCAAGATCGCTAGAATAATCTCTGATATCAAATGTTTCTGGATAAATAATTTCACCATCAAATACTTTATTTTGCC